TCATTGTCTGTCATGGTTGCGAGTAAATCCTGAATGAGCCGCCCCTCCTCTTTTTCTCGTTTGCTCATGATTTTTTCCATTTTCGAAATACTCCAATCGTGATATATTACAGACAGAAAAAAGTTTTATATAATTGTCTGTAATATGATTTTATGACAGCGAAATCACACCGTCAATCAGATTCTATTAAGTCGATGAGTAATCTATGACAAAAATTTTTAAAAAAAAGGTTTTTCCCTTGAAAATAAAGGCTTTTTCCAAAAAAATCTGATTTTTTTTGAGCCTGGTCCTATTGCTAGAAAATCAGTTTTTCTATATTCTAGTAATATATACATTTTTTATAGGAGTGATAAAACGTGACATTGATCGAAAAAAGAGATCAGGAGGAGCGCGAGGCTCTCGGCGATCGAATTCGTCAAGTCCGAGAATATTTCCATTTATCTCAGCGAGGACTCGCGAATATCATTCGAATCACCCAGTCGACCGTCGCGCTGTTTGAAAAAGGACATCGACCAGTAAAAGACCTATATATAAAAATGATCTGTAATGAGTATGACGTCAATTATGAATGGTTATCGTCAGGACGTGGCGAAATGTTCCCGCCTGAGACGTTTGAAAAATACGCTCAGACTGAAAATCTATTCGGAATCGATCGCGAAATCGTGAGGACGTATCTCGATCTCGATCAGGGAGTTAAATTGAGAGTGATAGGCGAGTTTTCTCGTTTTTGGATGGACAACAATAAAAAGAAAATTTTAGCATAAAAAAAGAGCCCAGGTTCCCACGCCTGGAGCTCGCTTGCTTTTCGTGTTCCACGCCAGGAACAAAACGAAAAATATATAACCAATATAGATCGAGTATATCACATTTTTTCGTTTTGTTCCTAAAAAAATTATTTTTTAGGAGCTAAATATCATGACATCATTTTTATTAAATAATCGACAAAGACAAAAAAAGTTAGAAACCTACAAAACAAAAAGCGAGATCGATGAGGCGCTTTCCCTCTTTAAAAAACATTTCAGTCCCGCCGCGTATAAAGTTTTTAAATTTATTTTACATACAAACGGCGTCACTCAGGCGAAATACTCCACGATGAGCGAAAAAATCGGATACTCCGAATCGTATTTTCATAGAAAAATTATAAAAGAAATAAACGAAAAGTTAGGCGAGAAAATTCTCAAAACGATTCCGACTCAAAAATTCGATCATTCAGGCTTAAAAAAAGCTCGAGGCTCATCTTTTAAAATTTTACCTCCATTAGCGAAATTAAAATATTTAATCGAGAAATATGAAAAGAAAAAAGACTCTGAGCTCCAGGCGGACCTGGAGGATTTTTGCTCGATTCCTGGAGTTGAGAGTTCAGTTGAGAATTCAGTTGAATCCGACGCTGAAATCCCTTCTCGCTCTAAGACTGAGGACAGTTTTTTCGAGGAGCAAAAAGAATCTTTTAGAGAAAATCTTTCAGAAAATCCTTATAAAGAATTAAATATAAATCCACTTTTCATCGATAAAAATTTCGGCAAAATCAAAATCAAAAACGCTGTTAAAAATTATTTGAATAATTTCCCTTTATTCCGTGATTTTATGTCCTGGAGTGAATCTAAACGATACGAGATCGCGAAAACGATTCAGCTCGCGATTATTAAAACAGATACCGACATCGAGGAGCCGAAACCTCAGCATATGATCAGAAAAGCGATAAATCGATTCATGTCAGAATACGCAAATAAGCCGAAATCGGAATTTCTACGCCTTTTATATACTTTCGTATCAAACGCACTGAAAATCGACCAGGAGGACGAATCTGAGCGTCCTGAGGACCATTCTGACGAAAGACCGTCCCAGGAGCCGACTCTCCAGTCGCCCGCTGCGGAATATAATGCAGCTTTCCCATCTCGTCAGTCTTTAGCCTGGGAAGAAATAAAACCGACTTATTATCGCCTCCAGGAAGAAAAAAGGAATAAACAGCGCGATGTCGAAAAGGAAAAAGCTGAGATCGATCGAATGATGAGAAAATTATATCCTGAGGATTATGATGAGCCCGCGACGAAAGAGGAGCTTGACGCTCAGGGAGTATATTAAAAAAAAATAAAAAAAATCCTGCTCGAAATCCTCAAAAACTATTGACGTGCGATATCGCATATTATATAATTATAAATGTTGAGAGGTTAAGCCGATCAGCCGCCCATCGACGGGCGTGACTCAGGACGTGACGACTAAGGCTGAGCGATTGAAAATCAGGAGGAAATATCATGACAAGATCGAATTTTTGGAGCGAAAATACAGTAAAAAAAATGACAGCCGATGAGCTGATCAAATGGAATAATGAGATTTTCGAGAATCTCGAGGCTGCAAAAAAATATAATATGACTTTAAAAAGTGAGCGAGCTTTCAAATTAATTCAATCAGAATTAAAGAGACGAAAAATCATCTAAATTCAGGAGGGAAAAACGTGGAATTTTTATCGAAAAAAGATATCGAAGTCGTCCAGTCATTGACTGGAATGACTACTCTTGACGAGGTACTGGAGGACTATTTTCTTTTTTGCTCTTGTGCTGAGCTTGAAATCGGGACGGAATCCTGGACCGAATACAAAGACGAAACCGAAAATCAGTTTTAAGGGAGATTGGAAAAATATGGACCGGAAATCTTTGATCGAAATAAACATCGAAAAGTCGGTCCTCCGACGAAAAATCGAGAGAGAGGTCGGCCGACGCGATGACTATATCGCCGAGTATGATCAATTGATCGAAATTTTAAATAATAGAATTTCGACGAATCCGAATCGCGATCCCTGGCTCATCGCTGAGAGCGCTGTCGATCTCCTGGTGAAAATTGAGAGCGTCGAGGACCTAATCAAAAAATATAAAAAAGACCTGGAGGCGCTGTGACATGACTGTATTTTTTACGGGTCATTATTGTTCGATCTGTCGCGAGTTTTGCGATTTCGAGGGAGGATGGCTGCGAGGCGGGCTCACGGGTCCCTGGTCTCATTGGGTTTGTATTGACTGTGATGACTGGCTCGATGACATCGCGAGAATCGAGGTAAAAAAAAATGAAAATTCTTGATCGAATTATCGGCGTCGAGGAGGCGTCTGAGCTGTGGAATCTTTCTCCAGGATATATAAAAAATTTATGCGCTGAGGGTAAACTGGAGGCGCGTAAAATCGGAAAAACCTGGATATTATCGAAAGATCAGAAAAATCCTAAACATAAAAAATAATGAAAAGGCTACCACCTAAACATAATAAAAAAAGTCTCGATTTTTAAACATGATTTTTACAGGAATTGAAAAAAATCATATAAAAAAAATAGAGACTTTTTTATAAAAAAAGAGAGAAAAAACCACAAAATTATTTTACACATTGAAACCGATTACTATAATTATTCCCAGGATAAACATTTTTAAACAGAATGGAGTGATTAACGTGATAAAAGTCCGCGTCGAGGCGACTGAGAGCGAGATCGCCCAGGTCGTCGAAATCCTCCAGGAGAGATTCGAGGACATCGAGATCACTGGAGTCTATGACTTGAAAGGAAATAAGTCTCGAGCCTATATCGATATTAGTCGATAAATGTAAACTTGTGTACAAAATTGTAAACATCGACCAGGATAAAAAGCTCCAGGAGCCCACAAAATAACTTTAGTTTGAGAATTGTTGTAGGTCATGTGATATCCTCTTTTAAATAAAATTTTCTAGTTCAAATTATTATATAATGGCTGCAAAAAGGACCGAAAAATCGGTCCTTTTTATTACTCTTTTTTCTCGTCGATAATTGCTGACTCTCCGCAATCATGACAGATCATGACGTTATCAGATTCGACCACATTGTCAGAATAGCAAAACATACAAAGTCCCGCCCTGACTGTCTTATTCCGATGATTTTCCGCCTCTTGCTTTGCAAAATAGCCCATCTTTATTCCTCCTCGCCGTCGTCATTATCACGAAATAATTCATCGACTATATAGTCAAATAGTTCTGAGTCGCTGAGATAATCCTGATTTTTGCATTTTGGACAGTAATACAGTCCATATTCTGAGCCGTCCCACGGTTCAAAAAACCATTCAGGGTCGTCCGAATGTTGATCTTTTAAATGTTGGATATAAGTGTCTACATAAATTTTACAGCTCTCACACATAACGCGCGAGTCTTTCTTTTGAATAAACATAAACTATTTTTCTCCCCTCAAAATCTCAGACAAAATTCCCTTTTATCCTGGTCGCTAGTTTTCCGCCGATCTCCTCGATCGTGATTTTTGCGAGTAAAATCATTCGATCAGTAAAGACGATAATCGTCTCGAGTTCGGTCTCCTCTTTATTTTTATCTAAGATACTCAGCGCGAAAATCTCTTTTTGTGTCTCTAGTTCTATTGATTCGATAATTGATTCGCCTAAATTCGGACTCTCCTGATCAAATATTCTCATCGATTCGCCTCTTTTAATTAATCATTTTTTGATCGAATGTCAATTCCTCGATGATTGATTCAATGTCCTCATGATCGAGAATCACGATCGAATCCTCCTGGACGATAGCAATATCTTTTTCATGAAATTCGACTCTAGTAATCCCGTTTAATATTAAAATTTTTCGGTTCGTCTTTTTCATGACTTTTTTTCTCCTCTGACTCAGTTTTGAATTGAGTTTTTAAATACTGCTGCAAAATCTCGTCGGGAATTAACCAAGATTTTCGGTCCACGTTCTCGCCTCCTCCTGGAGCTCAGGAGAGCTCTTTTCGGATTTCTCGATAAATAGGTCCTTTTTTTCTTCTCGGCGCGAGGACGCCTCCTCAGTGAGCGTCAGCGTGAGATAATAATCGGATGACTCGCCGTCGACTAATAACTGGAGTTTTGTAAAAATTTTCGCGAGTTGATCTGCGTCGTAAGTTCCGTTATATTCTAAGTGTAAGCCGTTTATAATAATTTTTATAGGCGCTTGCTGTGCTGCTGCTGCTGTTTCCTCTTTAACTGGTGTAACGGGCAAAACTGGCGACGGTTGAATTTTTTTGACGGTCGCCTCTCTCTTTGTTGGCGCTGGTTTTCTCCTGGTTTTCTTTGCCTGGATGTCTAAATCTTTGATCAGTTTGTGATAGGCGTTATTCCCTCGAATTCCCATCTGAGACATGATCTCGACATTCGGATATAACTCTCGCCATTTAGTCATCATATTTTTTTGAATCTCTCGATCTTGCTTGAAAAATTCCTCTTTTGTAATTATTTTTTCATACATATTAAAACTCCTAACTTCTGAATTAAGATTCTTTTTTTCTTTTACTGACATATAGTCATACGGCGTTTTGAGTCCGTGTGACGTCTTTCCTTTGCCTTTCCCTCTTTGACTAATCGCCTGATTTTTTGCTTTTGTTTTCTCTAAGACATTTTCAAAAAAGCTCCTCTCATATGTATTCAAGTTTTCGCCTCCCTTTTCGCCTGATTGAGAGAAAAAAAGCGCGCCCTATGAATACATTATCATAAAATTGTCAGTAAATTTACTATTTTTATTGCCGTGTCATTAAAAATTAATACTCAAAATAAAAAATCGCCTATAAAAATAGGCGATTAACTCTCGACGATGATCGTCGGATATCCTTTTGTTTTGAGTTCTGCTGCCAGGCTCTCGGCGTTCTTTCGATCTGAAAACGCTCCGACTTGTACTTTAAAAAGCGCGCCTCCTGGAGACTGAGCTCCTGACGTTTTTCGCTTGAGATTCAGCGCCTTTTCAAGTCCGTCGACGTGTCCTCTCGCTAGTTTGTCCAGGAATGAGGCGTCTTTTAATTTCGCCGCGTCTCCTGAGGTATCAATGAATAAATTCTCGGTTAAAAGTGCGGACATATTGGATTCTCTCAAGACGTGGAGGTCTTTTTCTTTCATCCCGCGATCGTCGGTCCCCGTGATTTCTTTCATGATCTCCGAATGAATATTTTTTTGAGCCTCTTTTGTTTTGCTGTCCGATTTCGGATAAATATAAGACTCGAATCCGTCGCCTCCGCCCGCGTTACAATGGATTGAAAGAAAATAATTCGCTCCCCAGGAATTCGCGTCGTTTGTGCGATCTGAGAGCGTCGGGAAGGTGTCTCCAGTTCGGCTCATCTTGATCGCGAGATCATCATACTCAGCCGCCAGGATGTCCCTGATTTTCTTTCCGAGCGTCAGCGCGATGTCTTTCTCCTGGATTCCATTCCCGACGGCTCCAGGGTCCTTTCCGCCGTGTCCTGGGTCTATATAAATTTTAATCATTTTTCGTCCTCCCTAACATTTTTTTTAATCGTTTCGATCTGTTTGTCCGCCTGATTGAGCTTTTCATCCAGGCGCGCGACGAATAAACTGATTTCGGTCCATCGTCTTTCATTGTTTCTCAGATCGACGATCATCCCGTCGACCAGGCGAAAAATATTATCGAGTTTTGTTTCGATGACTGCTCCTGAGCTTGCCTCTCTTTTGACCTCTTTATCACGATTCAGGCGAAAAGTCAGGAATCCAGTCAGGAGCCCGAATCCCGTACAAATTAAGCCCGTGATCGCGATTAATACTCCGATCTCGATACTCATTTTCTCGCCTCTCCTTATATCAAAATATGTTGTCCCTCATATTCTGTGTATTTTTGGAAATAATAATCTTTGTCAAGATTTCCCCTCTAAAAATTGTAACCTCCGAATAAAAAAAAGCGCCCGACGTGAATCGGACGCTTTTTTTATATTTTTTTCGCTGCGATAAATAGCTGAATCGCCTCCTCGACGACATCCGATATTTTTGTATCAGTTTCGACCGCGTAAATTTTTATTTTTTTGAGCGATTCCGTGTCCAGGTCAAAACTCGCGCGTTTTTTTGTGCTTTCTTTCTTTGTTTCATTCGAATTTTTATTCGTTTGTTCGTTCGTTTGTTCTTTTGAAATTTCTTTCTTTTGTTCGTTCGTTCTTTTGTTCGTTTGTGCCTTTGGTTTTCGAGTCGTTTGGACAAAATCATAAATCGATTTCTCCAGGACCTCCGATTCTCCCTGGAATGTCCATCCTTTTTTCCCGCTTTCGTGGACTCCGCCGATGTTTTTTAATACTTCTCTCAGCTTTTTTTCCCCGATTGTAAGATGATCACGCGCGATCACGGCGATCGTTTTCTCTTTTGTCATTTCAATAATGTCCCCGACTAACATTTGAATCTCTCCCTTTTTTTGTTTATTTCTTGATTTCATTTTATCAACAAATAAACATTTTTTGTTATGGTATTTTTTTGCTGCCATCGCTCATAAATTGATTAAAAGGGAGTGATGATCGTGGAATATGTGCTAATACATTATTGTGCTAAATGCGAAGGATATTTTCAGGCGCCGATCTCCGATTTTATGATCAGAATTTTAAAAGAGCGAGGCGCGACGACCTGGCTCATCGCGAAAAAATGTCAATATTGTTTAAACAAAGAAAAAAACGCCTGATCTGACTCAGGCGTTTTTTTTTGTTATAAAAATGAGATCGCCTCGCGAAATGCTATCGTAAAGGCGTAAGACATATAGACAAGACCTGACCAAAAAAAGATAAGCTCTAAATCCGACGGCTCCTGGTTCATTTTCTCTCAGCTAGTCCATTCTGAATAAGGACCTCGCGCTGCTGCCGTCCGCGTAAAGTAATATAATTATTTTTAAACCAGGTCCAAATCGCGACGGCTGCTGTCGCGATCGTCGAAATAATATCGTACCAGTGTTCACTCGTCCCTGGAATCGGGTCGAAATCATAATTCACTAGCATTTGATTAAATAATGTCACGCCGAGCGCGAGCGATCGAATAAGAGTTCCTCGATCTATTCTCATGATTTTTCCTCCTTTTTTATACTTTGAAATCAGCTCGAGCCGTCCTTATTAAAAGGCGGACATTATATCTCTGAATTTCTTCCGATTCAGGGAGATCGCCCGTTTCAAACGGCTCATCTATATCATTTACTGGAATGTTGAGATTAAATATTTCTGACGATTGACATCCAGGACATGAAAACGATAAATTTTCATATTGCCCGAATTCCTCCACGAAATCCGATCGGATGTCCGTCAGATCGTGATCAGTTGTCAAATTACAATGATTACATTCGACTGAGGCATTAAGCCCGAAAATACTTTTTAACACTTTTTCACGTCCTTTTTACGCCTGGTAATAACCGCGCCAGTATATATAAAGTCCCGCCTGATTCTTTCCTTTGACGTATAACCAAAAACCGTCTTTACTGATATCAATCGCGACTGGATTCGACGTGGATGACGTCCCCGTGAGCGTTATGCTCGACGGAATATAATCCTTTCGAATTCTGAAATTGACTCCGACTCCGACGACTGAGTTTGTGGTCGGCGTCGCGATCGCTTCATATCCTCCGACGCCGCAAAAACCTTTCTCGACTTGATTCGTAATAAAAAGAGATTCGCCTCCGAGCTCCTGATATAAAATGTTCCAGTTTCGCCCGAATGTCACCATCGCCGCGTCGAGTTTGATTCCCGATGAAAATGTATTGCTTTGGATGATAATTCCGTCCGAGTTCGGGTCTCTAAAAATGCGCGCGTCCAGGATTCCCGTCGCTGTCCTGAAATTGATCGCTCTGATTTTATCATCGGTCGAATTTTTGAGATCGACATTCGAGCCGACTTTCAGATCGGTCGTGACATCGATCGTCGTTTGAGACGTCAGGCTCCCCGCCGTAACATTTCCGAGATTCGCCGAAATCGCTGATAAATTCGAGACGTTTATATGATTCGATGTGATCACATTCGCCTCGATTTCGGTCGTCGAGTCGACGATTCGCGCCGCGTCCCCTGGATTCGCGCTCCAGGGAGTCGCGAAATCACTTTTCTCCACTTTTATCCATTCGATATGAGAGTTTTTGCCCGCCGTTCCTGACGGGACGCTCCACAATGACAAAACGCTATTCCCGACGGGGTCGCTCGTCGCGTATGCGGTCGCCGTGACGGTAAAAATGCCCGTCGCTGCGTTATAGGTCGCCAGGCTGCCGAATTGAATCCATCCCGAATCCCGATAAACGGCGAGCGATTGACCTCCAGGAGCGAGCGTTCCTTTCACTGTGACGGTATATTTTGCGCCCGTCTCCCAGGGTTCCGATAAATACCATTGACCTATTTTATAGGCGGTCGAATCTGTGACGCGATTCGAATTCAGGACAATATTCATATTAATTTTAACGTCGGGCTGAATTAGGCTCCAGGCATAATCGCCAGGCGTCGTCGATTCCGTCGCCACTGGCTTATTATAGGCGATTCCGAGGTATTTTTTGCCCTCAGGCGCGTCACTCATGCCCGCGCCCGCTGCTGTGTCTGCGTATTTTATCCAGGTGTAAACGGGCGCGCCTCCAGGTCCAGGCGGTCCCTGAATTCCCTGATCTCCTCGAATGAGACTCCAGTCATAATCGGCATAATTCGAGGATTCCGTCGGCGATGTCTTATTATAGGCGAGTCCGATGTAAGTTTTGCCCGTCGGACTGTCGCTCATGCCTGTCGTCGGACTGTCGCTATATTTTAACCAGGTGTAAAGTGTTTGACCGTCGGCGCCTGGCGGACCTGGAATCCCCTGAATTCCCTGAATTCCCTGGCTCCCTGGCGCTCCTGGCGTTCCTGGCGCTCCAGTGTCGCCTTTATTTCCGCGCGCTGCGGACGGGACGAAATAAAGCTCGTCGACTTGAATCGCGCTCCCGACTGTATAAAGCAGGACTTTAGCTGAGAGCGTCCGATCTGCGATCGTGTAAGTTTGATAAACATTGACGCCGTTTTTATAGTATTTGATCATCGAATTATCATAATGAATCGAAAAGCGATCGCCGTCTTTATAGGTCCCGACATCCGTGAGGACTCCATTCACAATGACGGACAAACTGGAGACATAATCAGGACCACTCAAAACCGCGTTATTATTGAAATAGAATCCGTAATTAATCGCGGTCTGATCGCCTGGCGTTTTGTCGATGGACATCCCGACCGCCATCCTCGACCAGACTGAAATGACTCGAAAATTCATGAGCGCGCCGCTTGAATATGCCTCCGCCGAGATCGCTGAGCCATCCCACGCCGAGGAGGTTCCGCCCGTTTTGGTGAGCGCCTGACGCGAATCGATCGAGACGTTTGTCCGATTCCAGTTGATCTTGAATCCTGGCTCACCTTGAGGACCTTGAATTTTTGTCCAGGTGTATTTCATCGGGTCCGATGAATCCTCAGGAGTGAAATCTGTATAAGTTCCGAGATAAGTTCGATTAGTTGCGTCTGTCGTCGAAAACGCGTCGATTCCCGTTTGACTTGTACTCCATGCGGTATGAAAATAAGGCGTTTTTCCGTCCGCGCCTGGAGGTCCAGGGAGTCCCTGAGTTCCGTCCGCGCCTTTGATTAAAGTCCATTTATATTTTGACGGGTCCGTCGAATCGATGACCTGATTATCGACATAAATTCCGATATATAATTTATTAATCGAATCGCTGATCGAAAATCCTGAGGAGCCGTTCGACGTGTTCGCATAGGCGATATGAGTATAATTCGAGACGCCTGGAATCCCCTGATCGCCGCGCTCTCCCTGAATTCCCGCGAGTCCTGGAATTCCTGGCTCGCCGCGCTCTCCTTTGGCTCCAGTTGGCGCGAAATAAACTTGATAAAATTGAGCCGCCTCGCTGATTGTCTTAAAAGACGAATCGACCGATAAAAAGTGATCGGATGTCGTCTCCGATTCTCGAATGAGTGCTCCATTTTGATAAAATTTTATTTTATTATTGTCATAATGAATCGCGAATGAATCGCCGTCCGAATAATCTCCGATTTCAGTCGTCACGCCGTCCTCGATCGTCGAGACTTTTGGAGGAGTGTCCTCATAAATGACCTGATCAGCGATCGACTCCATTTGAAAATATAAGTCTTTCGGGACATCCTCGATCGAGACTGGCTCCAGTTTCATGTTATAGGTCGCCGTGTCCATCCATAATGAGCCATAAACAAGTCCCGTCCCTTGAGCGATCGCGACTTTTCGCTCTCTCCAGGTCGGTCCCCACTCTGACGGAATATAATCCGCGCGGCGATTCGCGATCTGTACAAGTTTCATCGTTTCGAGCTCCTGGGCTGTTTTGCCCGTTTTGTCCTGGGCTGCGTACCAGGAATTAATCTCGCCTATCAGATCATAATAAATCGGCTTTCCTTGTCCGTCGGTCCCCGTTTTTGGATTCATGCTCCCCGACTGGACAGCGATGTCGAAAAGAAGGGAGTAACCGCGTCGACTCCATAAATCAAAATCTGAAAACCATTGAGTCGCGATCGTATAATACCAGGCTGCGTTCGTTTTTTGGAGTGCGATCGATTCAGGCAAAATTCCGAGATTCATAAAATAAGTATTCCACGGCTCCAGGAATGAGTGACGTCCCGTCGCTGTGTCGCCTCGCGCATAACTCCAGTCATAAATCTCTTGAAAATTGCCTCGATTGATCATGTCGCGCCAGGATATATAATTCGCGAGATCGCTCTCAGGCGTCCGATCAGGATGATCAAACGCCGCCTGGACTTTGTCAGGATAATCTCGAATTAACGTCTGCCAAATCGAGATAAGAGGTCCCGTTTTCGCGTTGAATTGAATCGCTCCCCAGGAAATCCCTCCGACATCAAACGCCGAGGCGCTAGTCCCGAAATTATATGGATAGGGTTTTTGTGTCTCATATTGTGATGTTAGCGCCAGGACCTCATCTTTAAAAGTTGGGTCCGTGACGCCGCCCGCGACGGTAAAATTCCCGACGGGCTTTGGTACGACCAGGACGAGTCCCGCGTAAACATTGAGAGGACTTGCTCCTGGATTAAGTTTTTGAATCATGTCGCTGCTTGTATTAAATTTGATCGCGATTGCTGCGAATGTCTCGCCCGTTTTGACTGTATAATTCATGATCGGGAGAGGAGCCTTTATTTTTTGCCCGACATATATATTATTCGGGTCGATCGTCGGATTCAGCTCCTCGAGCTTGACGGTCGTCGTCCCGAGTTTGGTCGCGATTTTCCAGTAAGCGTCGCCCGATTCTACTGTATAATTGACGAGAGGCTCATCCGTGATCGTCGTCGGATTCGAGCTCCTGGAGCCAAATAAAAGCGCGTATTTTATAGATTCAGGCGCGAGTCCCGTTTTTTGATCAGATAATCCGATCGCGACATCGCTCCAGGTCGACATGACTCTGAATGTCAAATAAGCGCCGTCGATATATGCCTCTTTTGAATAGGCTTGAGCGTCCCAGGCGTCACCTGAGCCGCCCGTTTTTCTGAGGCGTCCCTGATCATCGATCTCGACGTTTTCAGTCGTCCAGTCGATCGAGAATCCTGGAGAGCCCTGATCTCCTTTGACCTTTATCCAGGTATAGTCTGACGGGTCCGTCGAATCCGCTGCTGTATAGTCGGAATATGTTCCGATGTATTCTTTTTCATTGGCGTCATTCGTGTCAAATCCGATCGTTCCGGTCGGATTAGTTGCATAGGCTGTATGAAAATAAACTTGACGCCCATCGGGTCCGATCGGTCCCGCCTCGCCCTGGTCCCCTTTGACTTTGTTCCAGGTGTAAAATGTCGGATTCAGCGAATCGGTCTCAGTAAAGTCGACGTAAGTTCCTAACCACTCCCCGACATCCTCGCCATTATTGCCAGTCATGGTCGCGCCGCCGTCGTTCGAGTATTTTATATGTAAATAGCTCGATCGCCCGTCAGGTCCCACCTCGCCCGCGACGCCCGCGTCACCTTTGACATAATTCCAGTTATAGTCGTTAGGGTCGGCCGACGCCTGAGGCGTGTCTGTGGTCGCGATTCCGATGTATAAAGCGCCCGTCGGGTCGGTCGTCATTGGATGTCCCGTCGGGTCCTGGCTGTATCTTACCCATAAATAAGCGCTTTTTCCTTCTGCTCCTGGGACTCCCTGGAGCCCGTCGAAATAGTCGACTCCCTTTATAGGCGTATAGCCTGGAGGTCCTGGGGGTCCTCCTGGTCCTTCTATCCAGGACTGAGAAAAAGTGTCCCATCTTTTATAGACATCTTTTTCAGGGTTTGACGTGTCTATCCATAACTGATTATGAGTCGGGTCCTCGGGAGGCGTGTCTGACTTCGCGATCTCGAATTTTACCTCCATGAGCCGCGAAATCAGTTCGAATCGTTTCATCACGATATCCTCCTCGGCGTATTCGATAAAATCGCCGAGTGTATAGGTCTTTTTTGACGGGTCGGACGGACTTCTTTTGACGCCGATGATTCGCGCGTCCAGGTAGAGAGGAGGATTAAAAGTCGGGTCCTTTACTCGAATCGTATCGCCGAGGAGTGCTTTTTCGTGAGATCGATTAAAAAGATAATCGATGACAGCCGCCTCGATTTCATACTGAATAAGTGTGTTTATTCGCTTTTCGAGCTCCTGACGCGTCATTTCCTCGATGATCGCGATCGACGCTCGAGAGTCCTCGAGCTGCGGTTCGTAAATTCCCCACATATGACGCCCGCCGCGTCCCCATCTTTCGAGCGCCTCGTCATTTTCCACGCGGACGACGAGCCTCGTCCCGTTTTCGCGCTCAGGTCCGATTCCGACGAGAGCCGTCACGATGTCGGATGTCTCTTTTCGTTTGACGCCGATCAGGTCTTTTCCGAGGACGATCTCCTTTTTCGTTTCGTCTCCGATTTTTTCAGCAAAATCGACTGATCTTTTGACGATCTTATTTCCTGAGATTTCGATTCGAAATTTAATCTCGACTTTATAAAGGTCAGCGACCTCTCTCAGCGCCTCGAGCGCGTCGATGTGATTTTCCCAGGCGACCGTCTTGATTCCCATCCGAGGCGCGTCTCCGAGGCTCCAGTCCGTACCTTGCAAGACATACAGCGCCGCGTCCTCGAGTTTATAATTTTCGAGTGTTACGGGGTCGAGAATTTTTTGTTTTCTCAGCTCGATATAGGACGCGTCTGAGAGGACCTCTTTTGAATTCGAAAATTGATTCGTTTCACGGATGACAAACTCGCGAAAAGTGCCGTCGTCGTCCTGGATGATCAGGACATTTTTTTCGGCTGCGAATTCGGCGTCAGGATGTTGTGTCGTCATAATGAAATCGAATGTCTCGAAATGATCTTTTAAGCTCTTTTCGTGCCAGTCCTCCCAGTATAACGCCGCGCCTGGTTTGTTGAGTAAAGTCGCGAGTATTTTTTGAGTTTTATAATCGACGATATGAATCACAAAAATCTCTCCTTATACTCGATATTTAGCTCGACGCTTTCTAAGGGTAAATAAAAAATCGGATTCGAGCCTTTTTCAAGAGGAAAAAAAGTCGCTCCGAAATCTTTGAGATCGATTCGGCTTTCTCCATTTATCGAAATATTGTTTGTCCCGTGATCGATTTCGATGAGATCGCCAGGCGCCGCGATATACGGAATATTTTCAGATTGGACCGTATTTTTTCGCCATACTTTCAGATCATGAACAAACATTTGGACGCGATCGCTGCCTGGAAACATCCGAAAAGCGACTTGAATCTGTGAAATCGGCGCCGTATATTTGAGCCCTTTGTCCTCTAAATGGACATTTCTTTTCGAGCCTAACATATAATTATGAGCGCCCGTTTTGTCGTCGACTTGAGCGATATAGGCGTACCAGTCCGCGCCCTCTCGCTCGAGTCTCAGGACGCCTTTAAAATTTTTCCATCCTGGCGACGTGTGATCTCCAAACCAGGTCCCGTCGATCGCGTCGCCCGCCTTTGCTTTAAAATGACTCTCGACGGCGCTCCTGGAATAGTCCTCGATTCCGATTTTCCCGACGACATTTCCCACCGCGTCCAGGAGATAAATCTCGATCATTCCCGTCTGTCCTGGTTCCGCCTCGCCGTTACTGAGTTGGACGATCGCCTCCATTTTAAAGTCTTGGACGGATTCAGGGAGATTTTTTTTCATTGAGGGTCCTTGCCATACGCCATCCTCGACGACTTGACCGACGAGCTCAGGATAAAAAGCATATCCATTATGGACGGCGATCTGTCCCGCGACGTGTCCATTATCCACATATTCAGCCTGACTCCATCCCGTGAGCGCCGCCATTTCATCCCAAAAAATCCGAGTCTCTGCCTCGACTGGAGTCTGAGTCACCGTGTAAGGCTGCCCGACTCTCATGTATTGATCGCCTGAAATGATATCGAGATTCGTGAGCGATTCCAGGACATTCGCTCGAAAAATCGGATAAGTCGCGACGCTGCCCTCATTCTCGATGAGTGACGGATTCGTCGCAAAAAAGACCGTTTCGCTTGAGCCTTTATATTTATAAGGGTCTAAACAGATAAAAAGGACCTCGCCTCGACCAAATCGGACGATGTCCTCGATCTCGAGCCCGCCGTCGACGATTGCATAATATACGCGATCAGGCTCATCGTCAAAAATCAATTCTTTCGGCTCATTCGTGATCAGCCAGGACGCGATCTCCTCCTCCAGTTTTCGGACGTTGAGTCGGTCAGTCCCATTTATAACAATCGGCTGAGAGATCGTTCTGACCTGAGTCTCTGAGCTTTGCAAATAGGCTCCAGGCATATTCGGGACCGTTAAAAGGTTCCGAGTAATAGGAGCAAACGCCGAGCGACGTTTTCCTCTCTCGGCGATGACAAAATCCTTTTTAATTCCATTGAAAGAAAATGAAAATAACATGATTAACTCCTTTCGAAAAGACTGAGTCGTGATGATTGGAGCTTTTGCAGCTCTGCCAGGTCATCGACTAACCATCGCGCAAACTCTCGACGATCAGGCGTCACTAATTGAATCATGATCGGTTGTTTTGCTGCTCGAGGCGCCTCCTGGAGTGCTGCTGACGCCGACCTCGACGCGGACGTCGCGCCTGGAGCCTGATCGATTGCTTTCGCTGCGATCGCGAGGAGCTTTGACGCCTCTGATCTCCTGGTCGGATTCGTCGGAATAATAATCTCAGGAAATCCCTCCTCGGCGAGCTTATAAATACCAGGACGCGAGGCGATTCCACCCGTCGCGAATCCTCCCATGATTCGCCTATAATTCATTAAGCTCGTCGCGCTTTGCTTATTTCCGAGCGATGTCGAGAGATTGAATCCCGCCTGGACGAGAGCCTTTCTCATTTTGTCGGGTAAATGCGTGAGCCAGTCATTCAGCCAGTCGCCATCCTCTCGAATCGCGTCAAAATATTTTTTAGCATTGGCGCCGCCTTGTTTAATCAAACGATTGATTGAATCGTCTTGCCCTTGTGACATGATTCGATTGAAATTCGCTTGAGCGTTTTTGCCTGGCTTATTTCCGAGTGACTTTGATAATTCAAAACCCGCCTCGACAAACGCTTTTCTTAAATTGCCTGGTAAATGTGTGAGCCAGTCATTCATCCAGTCTCCGTCCTCACGAATCGCCTGAAAATATGCTTTCATCGCTTTTTGTTCCTCAGCGCTCAGCTTTTTATAAGTCGATTCAAGATCAGACAGTCCGCCCGTGATCGATTCATTTAATCCTCGAGGGAATAAAACAAGTTCGGGACCTTTTTCACCGACGACCGCGCCGCCGCTTCTGATTGCTGTCCCGCCTTTCGCCATAAAGGGGACATTCCAGGACTTAAAAATTTTTCCCGTGTCCTCGTTCGGAATCACTTTCGCGCCTTTCGGAATATATAAGAGCTCAGGTCCCGCCTCTCCGACCAGGCTGAGTCCGCCTGGAGCGTTCCGCGTTCCTGATTGGAATCCGAGGAGGTCTTTTGCTTTCTTTCCGAGATTCGTGAAAAAGGTTGAAATGTTCACCTTTTTCGCGACGGTTTTACTTGCCTTTTCATTGATTCGGTCCGCGTCGCCGCCGTCTGAGACTTTGACTCGTTTGTTTGTATCTCGTCCGAGTTCTTTCGTCATTCCCTCGGCTTTTCTCTTTCCGTCGGCGATTTTTTGATTGACGCCCTCTTGTTCTCCTTTGATTCGGCTGATCTCACTCCTGGAGTTTTGCTGCGTTCCGAGTGTCTTGAGGAGAGTGTCGAGCTCTGTTTTCTGAGCCTGATTGAGTCCGCCTTGCTGCTGCTTTGCGTTCTCGAGCTCTTTGACTCGCGCCTGGTTTTTTGAGATCGTGTCGTCGAGCTGTTTAATTCCCTCGGCGCCTTTTGTATTAATCCCCGCCTGAGCGAGCTGTATATCGATTAATTTGTTATATAATTCCTGCGTTTTGGTGATTTCTTCCTGAGCTTTGTTGACAGCCTCTTGTTTTTCTCCGACGATATCGGCTCGCGTTGAGACTTCTGTATTTAAGCCGTTGAGCTTGCCTTGCTGCAAAAAGAGCTCATTTTCTGCGATCGTGATCGCTGCCTGATTTCCTGACGTGATCGCGTCCTGGAGGTTCTTTTCTGCTTGCTTGACTGTCAATCGCTGCGCGTCTCGTTCCGCCCTGGCTGCGTCCAGTTCTGCGTCCTTATTTCCGAGTTCCTGGAGCGCTGTGATCTGATCACGAATCGCCTGGTCGAGATTGGCGTCCGCTTTAATGCGCTGATTTTCTAGCTCCAGTCTGAGTTGTTCTCTCAGCGCGTCGTTTACTTCATTTAAGCCGTCTTTATTGGTAATGAGTGCATTTCCACGGTCCGAAAATGTCTGGTCGACGGTCGGCGCCTGAGCGATGAGATCGTCATTCAGATTAAACATCGTCGAGAGCTCATCATTCGAGAGTCCCGATTTTTCCTGGAGCTTTGTTTGTTCGTCTTTGAGCTTTGCGATTTCGTCGGCCGACTTCGCGAGGTTTAGCTCCGAATTGATGTCTCGAAATCTGAGGAGCTCCTCATTCGAGAGCTGGTTTTTATCGCGTAATTGGTTATATTTTCCGGTCAAATCACTCATTTTTGAGCTTTGTTCCGCCAGGCTTTCCGCGTGGTCGAGATTGACCTCTTTTGACTTCTCGACGGCATTTTTATACAGATTGAATCCGCCCGCTGCGAGTCCGAGCCCAGTCGCGACGAGTCCGACGGGTCCTGGTATTTTTCCCAGGATTCCGAGGAATCCCTTTCCGCCTCCCATGACGCCCAGGAGAGGAGAGACGATTTTCATGACGCCGCCGAGCCCAGTCGTCATAAATCCGAGCGCCGTCAGCGTCGGTCCCGCTGCTGCTGCGATTCCGCCCACCGCGAGCGCGGTCTTTTTGGCTCCAGGTGATAAATCATTAAAGGCGTCGGCGAGGTCGCCCGCAACGTCAGCGACTTTCGGGAGGACATCCTCAGCGAGATCGACGAGCGCCTCTCCGACTGGCTCGAGGTCGTCCTGGAATTGACGCCATACTTTCCGCGCGCGCGCTCCGAGATTATCCTGGAGCGCTTTTGCTGCTGCTTTTGTGGAGCCTCTGAAATCTTTCATCGCGATGTCAGTCTCAGAAAAAAACTCCACAAACTGAGGTCCCAGGTCCTCGATTGGCGTTCCCATGAGTTCGATCGCGAGGCGATTTCGGTCCGCGCCTTTTTCTACGCCCGCGAGTGCTGTCATGATCACTCCAAACGCTGCGGACGCTTTGTCGCCTCCTGATTGAATGTCATCCGTGATCTGTCCATAATTCAGACCTAATTCCTCGACGGCTGCGATCGTATTGTCAGCGCCGTCCGTGATCTGTAAAAAACTTTCTTTTGTCGCGTCGGCGAGTTTGTCGAGACTGAAAAGTCCTTTTTCTCCGCCCCGAACAAACATTCCCATCATTTCCTCAGCTGAGAATCCGAGATTTTTAAACTGGGTCGAATATTCGAAAATACTGTCGATAAATTCGTCCGAAAAGTTAGCGCCTCGCTGAAAACCCGCCGTGATCATGTCCATCGCGTCGACGCCACTGACGCCGAAATTTTTCATTAATTGTCCCGCCGCGCGCGTCGTCTCAGCGACATCGGCTCCGAAAACTTCTGACAGTGTAAAGGCTGCCTCAGTGACATCCTGGAGCTCGCTGTCCGCGAGATCGCCGAGTCCCTGGCGTATTAAAGCGATTGAGTCCGTGACTTCGCTGATATTCTCCCCGAATCCCTGAGTCCATACTTTTTCAGCGATGTCGGACAGCTCTGAGGCGCGCTCCGCTGTGATTCCGAGTTGAGCCTGAATTTTTCCCTGAGCTGCGTCGAAATCGATCGCCGTTTTTCCCGCTGCGATTCCGAGTCCCGCGATCGGCGCTGTCAGCGTCGCCGTCATAGCGCCGCCCGTATTTTTCATATTTTCGCCGAGATTGGTCAGGCTGTCGCCCGCCTGGTCCACTGATCGACGAAATTTCGCCCAGGATGATGTCGCCTCAGCCTGATCTCTCCTCAGTCCCTCAAGTCTGTCGGATGTCCTCTCGACGGACCTTTGCATATTGTTGAGCGCTGCGACTTGAGCGTTATAGTTCCGCGCTGCTTTTTCAGCCTCTTTCGAGCCTTTTCCGAATTCAGCTGAGAGTTTTTCGTATTCTTTCCGCGATTCGGCGACGATTGCCTCCTGGACCTGGAGCTTTCGATTCAGTCCCGCGAGCGTCGTCTCATACTTTTCGATCGATTGATCAGCGCGATCAAACGCTGAGAGATTCGCTTTCATTTCCGAATTGACTGTTTTTAATTTATCTTTTAATCCCGTGAGCCCTCGGCTGAGCGCTGTCGTCTCGAGTCCGAGGTCGATCGCGAGTCCTTCGATTCTTTCCATGAGTTTTCATCCTCTCTCAGTCCGCCTCGATTTCCCACTCCTCCAGGATGTCGCCCGTCTCAGCGTCCATATAAAAAAATTTATTTGAGTTTTCGGCTGCTGAATATAAGCTCACGACCAGGATGTCAGGAAATCCGACCTCATGCCCGTCCCAGTCTGAGCTCCAGTGTAAATCCATTTTTTAACCTCCAAACGCCGCGATGAGTGATTTCGTTTCTTTCGGTTGATGTTGTTCCCTCAGAATCTCGATCATGAAATGATAAGGCATATTTAAGATGTCATTGATGTCCTTTCCTTGTTTCATAAAATCGAGAATAATTTTATCGAGGTATTCTTTTTGCTTGCCTGGAGTGAAATCCTCATCGGTCAGGCTTTGTTCGTTAAATACTTTTTTGTATCGTCGCTCTGCGCTCCTTGAGTAATAAAGAGAATTTGTTCATATAGAATCCTGGAGGCGTCGGGAGCGTGTAATCCGTTGAAAAGCTCCTCTTTTGAAAATTGATTATTATAAATTCGAGCCGCGACAAAATCGATCATTTTGTCCAGGAGGTCCTTTTCGGTTTTCGCCTCGTTGATCTCCTCGATCATGTCGAGAGCCTCGTAAATAATCGAAAAAGGAATAAAGACTGGAGTCAGATATTTTTGTGTGACGATCTCGCCCTCTTTGACTTCTTTGACGATCTCGATCATATTTCGTTTTAAATTAGCCATAAAATCACCTCATAAAAAATAAAAAACCAGGATGTCACTCGACATCCTGGTCCTTTTTCGTTTCTACAATTTCGCGAATGACTGGCTGTCCGAGCTTATTATCTGCTGATAATAGGGTCGTCAGTCGGTCCTCACTTATTTTTTTATTCCCAGGCGTCGGATAGTGATCTCCGACTTTATATTTTTTATTTTTGTCTTGAGAATCGACAAAATTCTGTATAACTTCATATTTCATTTTTTAGTCCCTCCGATTAAGGTCCCGCGACGAAATCAGGATGATTCGCTCCGAAAATTGCTGTAAATAGCGCGTCACGTTGAGCCGTCGCGTTAGGTAAATCACGACCAAAAATCACGGATTTTTCGCCCGTGAATCCGTCGACATCGCGGTCCATAAATTCCGCCGTGATTTCTTCGCTTGAAAATTCTACACCGTCCGCCTTTGTTGCGCCCGTGAGAGTCGGTCTCATAAAAATTCCCTTTGTTAGTCCTACCCATTCGCGCGAGCCATCCTCGAAAGTTTTTGAGAATATAACCGCGACATATGGAGGAGTGTCATCGGGTCCGTATGCTGTTAAGCCCGCCGCGACATCCAGTCCGAATAATTTCGCCTTGTCCTCATTCGGGACCGTGTGAAATGCTCCAGTCACCGAAATATTTCCACTCGCGACCGCGATCTCAGCTGTCCGATTATCTCCAAACGCGCGGACTGCCTCTTGAGGCATTTCGATGGTAATATTTTGTAAAAATTCGACTCGTTCAGGCGTTCCCGTGATGATTGCCGCCTCAGTTGGGTCCAAAACTCCATAATAAAATTCATCGACTCCCGTACTAGCTCGATAATTTTTTTCAACCATAAAAAAATCGCTCCTTTTCCAATTTAAGGATATTTTTATCCAGGTCTTAAAAAAACGGCTTTAAAAAACACCTCTCCACGGCTTTTCATGAAAGGTCCCTTTATACTTTTTCGTGAATCGTTTACTTTTCAATCTGAGTCAAATATGAGCTTTTAGGCGCTATATTGACAGATTTCCGGTCTTATGCTTATAAAAAAATGGTATTTTTACAGATTATCGATCGCGATCACGATACTCCCGACGGGAAATCGAGCAACGTCTCCGACTTCGACCAGTTTTGGCGTCGTGAGTGTTCCACTGACTAAAATATTTCCACCTGAGCCCGCGTCGGATAAAAAGAAGTGAGTCACGGTCCCCCAGGCGCTCGTCGCCTCAGGAAAAATCAACTCGATCAGATTATCGATCGAATTATCCGCGCCCGTCGCTGTCGACCAGGTCGTCTTGTCATTCGCGACCGTGATTCGCGCGTAAGCTCCGCCGCCTGGCTCCGTGATTCCAGTCCCGTCGTCAGCGATTGGCGCTGTCGAGAGTCCCAAAAAGAGCGAGGCGGACGGCGTAAAGGCTGTTTGTCCGAAAACATTATTTAAAACCGTATTTCTCAAAAAATCATTAAAAGGCATTTTCTAACCTCCTTTTATGTCCATGAAATATATGACAGTCTGATATAACCGTCGCCCGTCATATTCCACTCAGGCGTTGAGCCGCCCGCGAAAATGGAAATATGGACCGTATCGATTTTACTGTTATCGGTCCGATAAATAAGATCAGTTTTATTCAGGACCTCGACATCGTCGAGCCAAATTTTTAAAGCTCCATTTTTATCGCTGCCCGTGTTCAGTTTTGCCCAGTATTTTACTTTGTGGGCTTTTGTATTCGTGAAATAGCCGAGCGTCTCGCCGAATGTGTGTCCAAAATCTCCAGGCATTTCGTAATAATATAAATACGGAATGATTCGCCCGTCCTCTCTCCACATCATACGGACCGAGAATCCGTCGCCAGTTCTCGCGCCGTCTCCTGAGCCGCCAGTATAACCCGCACCGCCTGAGAATCCAGGCACTTTTCCGCCCATGCTCCACGGGAATCCCGCGTCGAATCGGATTTCATACTCGAATGTATATTCATTTTTTGGCACGATTTTAGCTTTAATGATTCCGCCCGTGTTCGCGCTGCCGAGCATACCAGTAGGTAAATAAAAGCGTAAACGTCCTGACGTGTCCGTTTTTAATCGGTCGCCGCCTTGCAGCGTGTCGACATTCCCGAAATCGTTTGTCGCTGCTGCCGTGTCATAAATCGTATAATTCGGATATCCCTCAAAATCGACCAGGTGATTTTCGAAAGTTTGAATCGATGACGCTGTCGCTGCGACTTGATTCGAATTTTTCGCGCCTCTAATATTTACAGATTTTAATTTGTAATAGTAAATCGTCCCCGCGACCGCCGTCGTGTCTGTGTAGGTCGTCGTCCCGTCAGTGATTTCGATAATCATAGGACCTAAATTGTCAGGGTTTGTTGTTCTGTAAAGTTTATAACTATCCGTTTTTGTTGTTGGTTCCCAGTCAATTCGAATCGCGTTAAATAATTCCGTCGCTTCGATTGTTGGTGTACCAGGAAAAACAGATTCGACGCTGATCGCTGCTGATTGATTAGTCTGAGACGTGATTCCGACTCCGAGATTAAAAAACGACCGAATCGACATCGCCGCCGCGTTTGACGTAAGAGCCAGGACGTCGGCCGAGTATGATTTCCTCAGTCCGATCGCTGCCTGGCTGTCTGTTGGTGTCAATGAGGAGACAATTAAATCGATCAGCGAGATCGTCTCCAGGGTCCCGTCTATTTTGCTTTGACTGACAGTAATAAAGTTCGCGAATCGCGATCTTTTTAAACTTGCATTTGTAAAAGAGTCGGAATTTATTTCGCCTATAAAATGCAAATATTCTCCGACGCTGCCCGATAAAAAAACCTTTGTTTTTTCGTTGACGATTGCTGTCAGGCTCAGCGTTTTATTCATTCCGCCTATAATGACAGACTCAGCGCCTATAAAAATGACGAGATCATCTTTCGCGTCGAGTTCTCTCTGAATCCAGGCGTCAGAATAGGTCCGTTTTCGATATCTCCTGGCGTCACGAAAGACGCCCGAATCATATTCATTAAGACCTCCGACTTGAGAAAATCCTGCTCTCCATAAAAGAGATTCGATTCTCTCCGCGATCTCGCGCGTCGTGTCGCGTGTTTTGCTCCAGGATTCCACCTGAAAAAGTCCATCGTAAATGAGACGCTCGTTATCGCCGAAAATAATTGGAATCGGCACGTCGAGAGGCTCGATGATAATATACGGACCGTCCTCGATTGCCATCGAGTCAGGGAATTCATAAAACTTGATTTTTCCTGACGCCTGGTCCGCGATCTCTTGATCACTGATCAGCACGTCATAAATCGTCTTGAGAATGTCCATTAAATCCCCTCCTCGATCGCTCTTTTAACGGCTGCGCGATATTCTCTTTCGGAATTTTTCAGCGCTCGAGCGATCGCGCCTTTCCCCCGAGGATTCGGATTTTTTACAGTTCCCCACTCATTAAGATGGATAATCCGATATCGTCCCTCAGGTCCTTTCCAGTGAATCTTGACGACTCTGACGCCCGCCTCAGTCATCGGCTCCGAGATCGTGACCTCCTCGACGGTCGCTCCAGTGTCTCGAAAGGTTGCGAGCTGCCTTCTGAGCTCCTGGACAAAAACATTCGCGCCCGCCTTGAGAGCCTCGTCCGATATCCGCCTCGCTGCCAGGTCGCCGAATCGTCTTTCGAGCTGCTTTAAAAGTTGACTTTCGCCTGAAATTTTTACGCCCACTTTTCGAGCCTCCCGACGATCGTCACAAACTGAGCGATCGGGAAATCGGTCTGAATATGCTCGACGTTATAGCGAAAATTTTCATATCCTGGCGCCTCGATCGCGAAAAAATGCTGACTTGTCGCGACATAATCCCCTCGAGGATTTCGAATCACGATTGTCACGTCTGAGAGTGTTTTATTCGCTTTCGCTTGCTCCAGGTCTTTCATCCAAACATGATCGATTTTCGCCCAGGTCTGAAATAAAATTTTTTTCTCCAGGTCTCCAGGCTCAGGACCAGGATTCGGCTGAAATTCGAAAAACGTGATCGGCGTTCTGAGATCCCCGACGGTCGCTCGAGGCGGCGTATATTTAAAGGGTCTCATCGATGACGACCTCCTGGAGCGCGTTCGAGACGCCGAGACTTGTGATCAGGCTCAAAAAGTTATCGTCAAAAAACTCGAGCGCGTCATTATAGGCGTATCGAGTTCTCTCAAATATTAATTCTTTCGCTTTTTCGTTTGTCTCCAGGTCAAAATCCCCACATTTCGCCGTGATGTCCGCGATCGAAAAGGATAAAAGTCTTTTCAGATTTTCGTCCTCGCTTGAGTGAGATATGTGTAATCGTTCTTTAAATTCCAGGAGTAAATCATCCGAAATCGTGATCATAAGATCACCTCATTAAACGACTGGAGGAGCGAAATCGATGTCCAGTGTATAAAGTAACGCCGTTTTATTATCTTTTGGTTTTCCGTTCGCGAATTGCTTGATCGTGTAAAGAGTCGCGTCCTCAAGAGCCAGCGTTTGATCAAATTTTTTGAATCGATATCCACCCGCGACGGCTGCCAAATATTCACCACGGACGAAAAAGATCGCCGAGCCCGCCGCGACGACATCGCTCTCGACTAATTGGATGTTATAAGGGAGAGCCGTCACCCATTGTCCGTTCGCTGTTTGAATTGTATTTCTCATTTGAACCGCGATCGCGTCCATCGGATTAACAACCATATAAACACGATTAGCGATCTGACGGCTGTCGCCTTTTTCATTTGTAGACAGCGCGCTCACGACTCCATGAAGCTCACCCGCGATCGTTTCTCCGCGATCACTCGGCGCGAATGTAAGAGTCCCCGACGTGGTTTTCGCTGTGACGGCGCCCGTATCAGCTGCGACATTTTTATTCAATCCGATCGGCTGATTAACCGTCGAGCCGCCTCCATTAATAAAACCGAATTCAAGTCCCGTCGAGTAAGATTCGACGAGTAATGTTCTAACATAACGCTCGAGCCAAACTGGACCGAGCTCGATCATGTCATTCGGAATCGCTGCGAATGAGGTCAGCTTGAAAGTCCCCATGTCCTCCTCGCTAAATGCTGCGTTTACTTGTCCCGCGATGTCGCCGAATAAAGGTCCCCACGCGTAAGCCTTTGTCGGGTCGGCTGTGATGAATCGTGTCACGGGTCCGAGGTCCTGGAGTCCGATCGATTGGAGTATCGCGTGTTCTCTGACTAAATCATCGAAAACGCGCTCTTGAGTCGTGATCGGCAAAATCGCGTCGTCTGTGAATCCGCCATCAGATACGACTCTATTAAAAAATTGAGTCTCCTCTGACGTCAGGACGTTCACTCCTCTATTTTGTAAAATGGACCGATCGATCATGTCCGAATTGACTTGAGCTGTGACAGCGTTTGTCACTTCTGTTTGTAGGACATCCAAATAATTATTCAGCGCCTCGCCTGATTTTTTCTCATCGCCTGAGGACATCGCCTCGCCGAGTGCTGCTTTTGCTTTTTTAAATTCTTCTGTTTTTGCAAATTTGATCGTCATTTTTTTCTCGCTCCTTTATAAATTCAAAAATGTCTTTGCAAGTGCTGAAGGTTTCGGATTTTCTTCGCCTGGTTTCGGATTTTCCTCTCCTGGCTGCTTTTCTCCTGGAATTTCAAACTCGTCCTCTTTTTTCTCGTTATACGCTTTGATCATTGTTGTAATCATGTTTTCTAGCTCCTCTCGATTCGTGATATTTTTTGACTGATTGGCTGCTGCTGCGGTATGACCTTTGATCAGGCTGTTAAATTCTTTGACTTTGTCCTGGAATATTTCCGATTTGACCTCCTCAGCGCTTTCGGACTGGATGATCTCATCGATCAGTCCGATCTCTTTCGCTTTGGCTGCTGATAAAAAAGTCTCAGCGTCCAGGAGCTTTTTGATCTGATCAGCGTCGACGCGGTCTGTATAGCTCGCGAGGACAGACTCTCCGATCGAATCCAGGTCGTCGGCTGCTTTTCTCAGCTCGATCGAATTCCCCGCGACGATGGTCCACGCGTGATGAATCATGATCTGAGTGTTTGAATAGGCGCGAATGATATCGGCGCCCATGATCGCGATTGACGCCGCGCTCGCTGCGATTCCCGTGACGACGGCTGTGACCTGTCCAGGATGACTCCTGAGCGAGTTACAAATATCAATCCCGAGAAAAACATCGCCGCCGTATGAGTTCATTTCGATCGTGATTTCCTCATCGGCTGCGATGTCCGTCATTTTTTGTTGAAATTCAAAAACACTCCAGTTCCAGGAGGTTAAATCGCCCGTGATTTTATGTTTCATTTTGTGATGTCACCTCCTTTAAGAGCGTCAGATAATTCGATATAGTTTTTCGTGATGAAATATTTCTCGAGAATCTCATCCTCGACGCGTTCGGCTCCGAGTTCTTCTCTCAGCTCGTTTCCATTGAAAACGCCTGAGGCTCTCAGTTTATCCACCGATGACGCGACGTCGAAAATATTGTTATACGAGATTCGTTTGATCTCGATTTTTCGCCCGTCCAGGAATTCCTCTCGCGTGAAAAATTTCGCGTTGAGTTCGTCTGAAATTTTTTTCAAAAAAGAATCGATACAGAATCTCATAAAATTCCGAGTCGGATTTTCGATGTCCGCCTGGTCGCCTTTGATCAGCGCGATCGGAATTCCCAGGACGCGAGCGACTTGAAACAAAAAACCGTCCGTGACTTTGTTGACCTCGTCCACTCCTGGAGCGCTGCCCGTTTCGATTTCGTGATAATTAAATCCTTTGGACTGTGGAATCACCGCGATCGATTTCTCCGCGAATGACTTATAAATTTTATCGATGTAGGTCTGGAGTTTTTTCTGACCTTCTTCCGTCTTGTCGACGATCGCGTCAATATCGACGAGCCCTCTGATCTGATTTTTTCGTTTTTGGAATTCCAGGACGCGCGAAAAGAGAGCCTCGAAATCTGTATAAAGGCTCTCGATCAGGCTTTTCAGCCTTTCGTTTGAATAGGTTAAATAAATAACCTCGCTATTTTTAAAGGTCCGATTAAATGTATAGCCTTTGACTGTGACATCCTTAAAAGTATTTTCGAAAATCGCATATTCGGACTGTGTAAAAGATTCGGCGATCAGTAAATCGTCCGTGTCACTTTTGACGATCAGGACCTCATTATCGAAAATGAGTCGATAAATCAGGAGCTCCCAAAACTGCGCCGCGCTCATATTCATCGACGGACGGACATTCAGGCGATAATATAATTCATCTCTGATCTGTTTCGTCCCGTTTTTTATACGGAATTCAGACTGAGCGATCGTCCGCGCGATTAGTCCGATACACGTTTCGAGCGCGATCTTTTTGACGTGAAATTTTTTCGTCGAGTCCTCGATGAAATCGAAATCCAGTAAAAATTCGAGTTCGGAATTCTTTTTGAAAATGTCGAATACTCCCATGTTTTCACCTCCTCAAAATCGTAAGTCGCCGAGTGAAAATCCCTCGTCGCCCTGGAGGAGATCGTCAGCTTTAAAAAGCGCGTGAATAAATGCCTGGAATCCGTCAGTCTTTCGCCTGAATTCATCCTTTTTCAGATATTCTTTATTCCCGTCTTTTTTGATCGCGACATATACATTATTCACATACCATCTCATGAGAGGATTTTCGCCGAATATAATTTTCCTTGTAGAGAATAACGTCTCCACTTTTGGCGCCAGGCGCGAGTGAATCGCTCGAGGATTCCGAATAAATTCCAGGATAAATCCCTCCTCCTCGAGTGCTGTTTTGACCAGGTCGAGGCGAAAAGTATCGGCGACGATAGTCTCGAGTCCGTATTTTTCGCGCTGCTGACAAAACCATTCGACGATATATTTAATTTCGATGACGGGACCGTCGAGAATCGTGAGGAGTCCCGCCTCCTCCCAGTCATAAATCGGGACTTTTAGCTTTGTATCTCTCAGGAAATCCCGTCGGACGAATGAATGAGATTTCCAAATATATTCGTCGCCCACTTTAAACAAGAGACCGACCGCCGCGAAATCTTTGATCGACGCGAAATCCAGTCCACCGATACACGTCCGATGAGTGAGATCAGGGAGCTCTCGATTCGTCGCCAGGATGTCGTCCCATTCGGCGACGGATTGAGCCGCGTCGACACTAGGGAGATTCATTCGCTTTGTCAAAAACTCGGCTCGACTCGACGGATTCGTCGCGAGCTGCTGAAATTGACTGATCACTTTTTTCATGAGGTCCTCGGCGTATGTGCTGCGAGGCTGCGAAAACATCGGATTCGCTTTTTCCCAGGCGTCAGGATTTTCCGCCTCGTCCGCGACATCGATTTTACAAATAAACGGAAATAGAGAGTCGGTCAGTTCACCGCCCTCGAGAATCGCTTTCGATCGTTCTTTCAGTTTGTCCAGGAATCCCTCGCGAATATAGCCATCGGTCCCGATGAAAAACTCGCGCGAGTTCGGGACCTTTCCGAGTCCTGAGCTGAAAACATTCACGACGTCGAAATTTTCGTATTGATGGACCTCGTCATAAATGACCGCGCCGTCTCTGAGTCCGTCTTTCGTCGCTGCGTTACTTGTATGGAATTGGAGTTCGGAATTCGTCTCCCTGGACGCGATGAGGAGCTTTGTCCGATAAAATAATTTTTTCAAAATATCATGAGCGCCGATCGTTTCATAAATCTCTTTAAAAGAGGTTTTCGCCTGGAGCTCACTATTCGCAACGATCGAAATATTATATCTTTCGATTCCGTGTAAAGGCGAAATCAGAAAATGACAGACCGCTGAGATCAGTCCATTTTTTCCCGCGCCTCTTGCCATGAAAATAAAAAACTGATCGAAAACGACGGACCTGTCCGATCGATGGAATAAAAAAATAAATGCAATAATAAAACGCTGAAAAGGCTCCGTCTTGAAATACCATTTTTCAGTGAATCGAATACATTTCTCGATCATGTCGTCGTCGAAAAAAAGATCGTCTCGCGTAAGTATTTTATTTTGAATAAATTCCAGGAGTTGAATTCGCTCCTGGTTTAATTTGATCGCGCCTGATTCATACAGATCGATGTAATCCTGGACATACGGATTCGAAATCATATTAAATCCTGGGCTGACGGTCCCGTTTCTTTTGGTTCGTCCTCAGTTTTGAAAGTTTTTTCCATGTTCATAAGAGCCGAATTGATTTTATTTCGCTCGCCGAGTAATGGATGAGCTTTGATAAATTGCTGAGCGCCGTTTATTGTGACGACGGTCTCGCCCTCTTTTAAAATAATCGCGTGGATTTTCCGAAATTGCTTGACGAGATCGATGTATCTCTCGACCTTCTCGACCTGGCTCAGATCATTCGCGTCGATTTTTTTCATGAGCTGATCTTTTAAATCTGTAATTTTTACCGCCATTGTTTAACATTCACCACCTAAAAAACCGATAACGCCTGATTTTCTCGACAAACGACCCCCCTTCACCGTTTCCCATTGTCAGAAATTTATACTAAA